ACGAGCTGCGCTTTCAACGAACCACTCGTTTATCCCTAATGTAGTATCAAAACGCAAAATAAATCTATTCTGCCTTTTGGGTTCGTAGGGTATCGGCATTTTCATTAGTAAATCAGCCATCGTCTATAATTTTTTTAAATTTTTATTTCGTTTTATATTTTATAAATATATCGTTTTAATTTTTTTCTCTTTACTTTGGTTTTTTTTCAGATAAATTCCAGATTAGTAAGGTTTTTTAATTCCTCCATGCGTAGAAATAGTTTTAATTATATTTTCTGGGTCTTTTTCAAAATGACCTTTAACTTTTTCTAAATTTCTTAAATCATCATCTGAGAATCCAATTGTTGGTGTAAATCTGTTTGAAACTTTATTTTTTAAGAAAGCCTTTTTATTAATCATCTTTGAAATTCTTTTAACATAGTCCACAAATCCCTTTAAAGCTTTTATTTTACCTTCTTCAGGACTTTGAGCGGAACCTTGTCCATAAGTCACGGGATAAAATCGACACATATTAAGATACTCAATAATCATATCTCTTTTTGAAGAACTTCCAATTCCCTCCAAATCTCTAAACTTTTCTAAATTTTTAACTAATTCATTTGAATCAATTCCGTTATGATTTGAAATAATCATATTGTAACACGCTTCTTTTAACACATTTGGAGAATGTCCTCTAGCAGTTACTATTGAAAATATTGAACCGTTATTAATTGCCTCCACAAAATCACTCCACGCAGGACCTGGTTTGGCCAACATTGAATCTACAATAAATTGTTTGTCTCCTTTTGTACTGAAAAATCTGAAAGGGTCTTTTGCAAAACCTACTATTTCATGTCCCTCATATTCAAATGGTTTCTTACCTATATATTCTCTATATTCGGCGAAATCTTCAGTTGACATCCCAACCTCATCTCCGTCACTATCTTCTAATATTATTTTTGTTGGCATAATAGCGATGTTATCATCCCAGTCAAATGCATAATATTTCATATCAGGAGTTCCCTCGTCTGTTATACCTTCGTTTACAAAATTTATTCTCATATTAATAAATAAAAAACAAGCCGGTTTTTACACCGGCTTGTCATTAATTTTTATTAGATATTCTCAAACGACGCTCCTGTTGGAGTTATGTAGAATGTAATATCAATGAATTCAAGAGACCTTGTAGGTTTGATATAAATCTTACCTGTCATTTGGTTTCTATCTAAGTCCGCAGTGTCTGAAGAAACAGTTACACGGAAATCGTATAAACCTCTGTCTCTTCTGATTGCGTCTAAGATTGGGTTAACCGCATCCAAGAAGTCCTGTCTAACCTTTTGGTCGTTTTGTTCAAACAACAATCTAACAGAAACTGCGGAAATCAACTTACGAGCTTGTAATAACAATCTTCTTACGTTGATTCTGTCAAGAGCCGACTCTCTAACTTGAAGAGTTTTATTACCCCAAATTACCGTTCCTACATCAGAGAAGGTCGCAATTGGGTTAATTCTACCTTTATATAGAGTGTCTCTATCTTCTTGTGTGAGTTTCTTACGAGCTTTAATCGCGTTCACTATACCACGAGTGTAACCTGCCGCCGCGAACCAAGGGAATGCGATGTTATCGGTTAACGCCAAGTTTCTTGTAACTTCAGCAGTTGGTGGTAGGTAAATTTGAGTGTTGTTAACACTATCACGAGTTAACACCCAAGGGTAATAAGTACAAGTGTAGTTAGAGTCAATACCTGTTGTCTCAAGATTATCCACCGCTTCTTGTGGGTAAATTAAATCTTCTGAGTTACCTGGTGCTGATACAAACATATTGTAGTCAGGTGTTGTACAGATATATAAAGAATCCGCTCTGTCGTACTCAATCATTTCGATTGCTGATTCAACAAGATTAGAATTATTCACATAATCAATACCTGGAGTTACAAATACGTTGATATTAGTGGCTTCAGGGTTTTCAAAAGATTTTTGACCAAGTAAGTAAGCGTAATAGTCGGTATTTGCCCAATCAACTGAATTTTTGTTAATTGTAATTTTCTTAAACGCTCCCCAACCTGTTGCATTTGGATAAGTAATTGATTCACAAGCTCCTTTTAAGTAACCTGATTTACCAATAACAAATCTGTCAGAGTTTGTTCTATATTCTCTATAGATATCCCATCCGTCAAATCCTCCTTGAACCGCCACAGTAAATTTACGAGCGAATAATCTGTAGTAAGGATTTGTCTCATCATCAGGGTCTGTTATAAATGAACCAGAACCAACAAAGAACGCCGACTCACCACTTGTTGCAAATCCATTTGATATTGTAATACCTGTTGCATTTTTATCCATGTGGAAACCTTTAGTTCTGTAACCCCACTCATCACCTGTGTCATCTAGACAAATGTTATTAGGAATTCTTTTACCTTTGTAAGCGAAGAAATCAACATCATAACCTACAGTATCTGACACACCAAGATAAGTTCTACGAACATTATCACCCGCGCTTGTGATGCTGTCATCATTTCCGGCCGCAGTACCAAAAGGTGGGTTGTAAACCACTTCACCTGGTAGGTCGTATTTTGTTTTATAGATAGGAAATGGAGGTACCACTCCTGCGTATTCTCTCATGTTGAATCCTAAGAATCCACAAGGAAGAGCGTCTACAGGTGCGTCTTCATTCATCTCTATCATTATGTATTTTGAGTTCAATTGATATTCACCATCTGAGGTACCTATTTTAACCGCAATGAAATTATTTTCATTTGGGTTCATACTACAGTTAGTAAACTTCTCAAGAACTACAGGTGCGTTATCTGAATCAAAATAATCTCTAACCAATATATCAAAAGTTTGATTAGCAAATGACATGTTAGCCAAAGAAATTTTAACAGTAATATTAGCATCATCACCATCAGGAACCGTGTGGAATCTGAATAGGTTATAAACTTTAGTACCTCTTAATTCGGAAACAATCCAAGGAGAAATTGCCGACTGATATCTCTCTAAATAAAAAGCGATTGAAGTTGGGTCCGCCGCTTGTCTTGCATCAGGTAATGCGGTTAAAGAAGTACTCAAACCTTTGATATAACCTTTTCTCCAAGCGTAAGTAAGAAGATTTTGATATCTTTCCTCCACAAACAACGGAACAGTTTGTCTAGGTTTTCCAAAATTAGTAGAACCAAACACTTTTCCAATATATTGAGAATCAGAATTAGTAAATGATGTTTGGAAGAATAAATTAGTTCCGTCATTATTTGTGACATTTAATCCGAATGTTGAGAAAGGATTTTTTGTGACTCCTGAATACTGTCCAGTTGTTACCATTGACACATCATTCATTCCGGTTACTTCATACACCGCTCCAGTGTCGTTACCATAAGTCGCAACACCTCTTGAACGTAATGTGGCAATAACCATGTCATCGTAACTTAAATAAGGTGTTCCTGAGTATACAAAAATTTGTCCGGACAATGTACCTTGATAACATCTAGTTATTGTTCCTGTATTTTGAGTTCCCGCGCTTGTAAAATTACAAGGATTACATGGGTCATTAACAACTGCAGTAACTGTCCATTGTTCAGTAACCGTTCCGTCATTTGAAACTACCTCAAAAATAACAGTTCCCGCACTGAAATTAACAGGTGTCGCTCCGTCATAAATTGTACCTACTCCGTTAACACTCACATTTGATGCGTCTACACAAGTTGTAAAACTAGGAATAAATTCGCCTAAAGGACTTGGTACACATACTGAAATTGTATTTGTGTTATAATTTATAATACCATTGTTACCGTCTAAACTAAAAGTATAGAAAGTTGCACAATTATCAGCGGTTGATGTCAGTTCAAATGAACTGATGTACGAATAAAAAGAGTATCCTGAATATCCACCAACTTCGTGGGAGTTATTGTCAAATAATCCATAGTACCAAGGGTCATTATTTGGGTCTGTATAGTCATAACCTGTAGAAGATACGCTATCAACACCAAAAACATTAGTCGCTGCGGTATATGTTGGGGATAACGCACTGTATGTTTCCCCTGAAATTACACCGTAGTAATATATTGTGTTTGCGGTGGTTGAACCTGTACCTCCGGCTAATATTGAATTAAATATTTGGGTATCAATGTTTGATTGAACTGTTGTTACACTACCGTTAAACAACTCCATAGGGATTGTTAATTTATTCGATAAAACTGCAGGTATCTGTGCGGTATTAGTAAATTGGATAGTGTTGATATTATCAGAACAACCTATGAAATCAATATCAAAATCAATCACCTCATAATCGACACATTCAATCACACAGTCGACTGTTGTGGCTGAATTACAATAAAATCCAACTGTGGCTCCGTCAACATTTGCTTTCGTAGTGATTGACCAAGATGGTCCAGCGTCATATCCTGATAAACCAAGAACTCTTGTTACAAATAATTGATTTGATTGTTGTAAGTAGGATTTTGCAATATACGCCGCCTCATACTTTGGGATTTGAGTGTTAATAAATTTTTCAGGTGAGGTCCCACCGAAATAAGTTTCAAATTCGTCAAAGTTTTTGATGAATATTGGCTCGAAGGCCGGACCTCTTAAGGTCTCACCTACAATACCAAGAGTTGTTACACCAACACTTTGAGCAACAAAACTTAAGTCAACCTCTGAGGTATAAACCCCAGGAGAAACGAATACTTTTGAGTTGCTAGCCATTAGTTTTAATTTTTTTCTTTATTTTTATTTTTATTGATAAATATTCACGAAAAAACCAAAATACTTGACTTACTAATAAGTATTTATAATTCAGGCAGACAATTTTCTGCCTTTTTTATCTTATGTTGCAGAATGGTCGAGAAATAAAGAATTTGAAAATTTCCAAAGAAGTTCACGATGTCCTAAAGAAATATTGTGACAAACAAGGTATAAAGATGTACCGTTTCTTAGAGAAGTTAATTTTGGAAAAGTGTAAGGAAAAAAAAGATATATACGGAGAAGATTAAATGACTATGGACATGAATGTTATCGATGATTCATCATTGTTATCATTCTTTGTTACAACTAAAGTTAGATTGTCCCCCGTGTTGATTTGTATTTTATTCGGGTCGTTTCCAAAAAAGGAACCGTTAATATACACCTCAAATGTCGATATGTTTTTTGACTTTTCAAAAATCAAATCTGTTGTGTAATCATATTTTTGATTAAGAGTATCGTTACCCACAATGAACACAGCATTTACTTTTGGTTCTTTTTGTAGTTCGTTTTTAACTTGTCTCTTAGTTACTTTCTCGTCTACTTCTAAAACCTGTAACAATCTATTTACTGCTGGAGATACCTCAAACTCATCCTCATCAATTAAAAATCCTAACATAGTGAATCCGTAACTTTGAACATAGTATTTTCTTTTCTCAACATCCATTACAGATTCATCAGAGACATCATTCATAATGATTGGAATATAGTGTCCTTTGATATTGGCATATGCCTGTCTTGATGCAAATTTTTCTATAATAATTTTATTAAATCTATTGAGCTCTCTCATTCTATTACAGATAATTTTAACAGAATAAGTTATGTCAACAGGAACTGGTTGTGGGATTCTATACATATCGAACCCATGTCTTTGTCCATCCCATGTTGGAACTTGAGCATAAAAATATAATCTCCTATTTGGTATGTTATATAAAACCGCAGGGTTTGTTCCAAACTTTACTTCGGGAGTTCTAACAACTGTAATAAATGGAGGTTCTGCGTTTTTATCAATGTTTTGAAAGTTCCATGTCTCTGTAAATTGAGCCCAATTTTGAGTGGTTATAAGAATATCAACCATCGGAACTTTTTTACCGTCAACCACAAGTTCTAAGTCGGTTTTAACAAAATCTAAAAATCCTTTATCCAAATCGGCATGAAGCAACGACTTGGGCAAGAAAGTACCATCCTTATTAATTTTTTCCAATAACTCTCTTCGTCTTGGTAGTAGAGTTTTGGATTCCGTTAATGGAATGTATTTTTTTATCTTTTTTGGTAACGCCATTATTTTTCGTTATCGTGACCGCATTTATGACAGATGTATTTATCAAACTCTTCTGAATCGTTAGTATTCCATGACCAATCACAATTGGCACAAACCACCTCCTCGGACTCCATAGATTCCAAAATTCTTTTAATTTGTTCTTCAGTTAATTTTATTTTCATAATCCTCTAAATTCGTTATCTGTAACATATGATGCCATAATTGTTCGGTAAAAAGGTTTATACCCCGCATATGTATGTTTATTATCTGACACTACACGACCATCATTATTTACTGAGTAGTATCTAACCCTATTCTCTGTTTCATAATAACCTATATAATCACCATTATTAATTTCAATTTCCAACTCATCAAGATGTTTTTGATATACCGATATTCTAATATTTCCAGGTTCTAATTGCCCAATTTTAGAATTACCTAAATTTTTGTTTTCAGGTGCCATCACCTGAACAAACGCCTTGAACTCAACTGGAGGTAAAAATTTAATCCCGTCACTTAAGGTTTCCCCATAAACATCATCGGTTTTGGTTTGAATTCTGTTAACTCTATATAGAACAAGAGTGAAGTTCATATCACCATGTAACCATTCTTCCCCCATAGAGATATCTAAATCGTAATCCTCTACCCCAAAAAATTTACCTATCCTTGATATTGGAACTCTTGGTTGTGTCATATTGATAAATATCTTTTTTTTTATTATTTTTTTGATATTGTGGTTACTAACCTAATAGAACAGCGAGCTTTAGAGATACTTGATAATTATTCGGGGGCAAATAACTATATCCTAAAATTAAAAAGTTCTAAAGAAAGTAATAAAAAATTTTATCCGACAAGAGCTCAGTCAGAGTATATAACCACTTACAATGAAGTGGTTCCTAAAGTTGCAAAAAAATGGGTTGAACTCGACCCGTATTTTGCTAAAAAAATTGCTGATGAAAAATTATATACTCAAATACCTGAAGAAGTGTGGGTTGAAAAATTACTAGTAGAGAAAGAAAAATCATATCACATATGGGGTAAAGTTTTTTCGGGTGAAACTCTACATGAATTTTGGTTACCTAAAGGGGCAATTATTAAATCACATAAAATAGAAAAGGTCGAGGTTGATTATTCAAAGTATTCTCACCGACCTCCGTTAGAACACCAAAAAGAAGCGATAGAAAAATTATCGGGTAGTAAAAGATTTATTCTTGCCGATGACATGGGTCTTGGAAAAACAACATCCACAATTATTGCGGCTTTAGAAACGGGGGCTAAAAAGATTTTAATCATTTGTCCTGCAACTTTAAAAGTCAACTGGATGAGAGAAATCCAAAATTACACCGACAGGAGTGTATTCATTGCCGAAGGAAAACAATACTCGACGGAACACGATTTTGTTATTGTTAATTATGACATTCTTAAAAACTTTCACGATTTAAAAGACAAAGAAAATTCATTAATTAAACAATCTAACTTTGATTTG